CGTTCGGGTGGTTTCGCATTTTGTGCCGCTTGCTGTGCTAAATCAGGGAACAACTGAATGGGGTCTGACATCCACAAGAAGAGGTTTTTAGCCGCCTCTCTTGGGTTAGGGAAATCAAGCCTATCGAAAAAGGTAATCGGGTCGATTCCGTGTTCAGCCCAGAGTTGGAGTGCTTCTTCACGCTTAGAAACAGGGTCTTTCGGTATCATCGAACCCTCTTTCACGCTGACGAGTAATTTAACTCCAAACTCAGCATTAGAAAGTTGAATGTACTCATGGGCTTTCTCCTTTCCAAGAACGGTCGCGTAGTGAGGTTCGTCGTAATAGACATACATGAGCTGTACGAACCAGTTAAAGACAGTATCTGAAAATTCTTCCAGGGTGAGAGACACTCCTCCACCTATTCGGTCTGAATCCTGTCCCTTAATAATAACTTTCCCTCGTACAGTGCTTTCGTTCACTGTTCCTTGCGGAGATGAGCCACGGGTACCAAAGATATTTCTTAACTCATTACGATAATCAACCAACGTTTCATACACAAAGTTCGGTAATGGCGTTCCAGCATCTCTCATTACCGCGGTTGAAGGTTGACCCGTTGGAACCCATACCACACCTCCGTTTCTGAGGGCTTTTGCCGCCTTTCCTGCCTGTTCTTCAGTGAAAGCATCTCCTGAGACGATAAGTCCACCGTTCGCATTATCTGCATTCTTGTCCATTTGCAAAAGTCTTTTGTTTATCAAGTCTTGGAGAGCGAGGTTTTGCTGTACAAGGTTCGTGTCGTCATGCGGATGCTTGCCGAGGTTGAAGAATGAGAGAAATACATACGGTTTCTTGCGGTTCTTAAAGTGGTTTTTTCCTGGAACCGTCACCATTTGGGGCTGACCATTCTCGTCTACAGGCACAGAACCCATTTCATTCATAGGGGCTTGCTGTTGTGTTTCGTAGTTCCAATGAGGATTCTTGTTTTTAGCTAGAACTTCATCGTCCATTGTCCAAAATACATAGTCATCGGTAGTCCACATGATGTAATCAAGGGTCGTACCCATTTTGTCTTTCACTTTTTCAGTGATGTAGTCTTTTTTCTTCGGAAAACGAAGTACAAGGTCGGAAGCCATGTCTTGCAGGTGTTCACCAATGTAGTAGCCAGAGTATTCACATTCGTCTATCGTTGCACGGGGGTCAAGAATCAGTTTCTGAGGACGAATTGCAACACATGTAATGTCATCTTCTTTCATTGACCAACCAACTTTCATTACTCCAAGCATGTACAGTGCCCAATAACGGGTAACTGCTTTAAGTTTGAGGTTGTAGCTCAACTTATCCGAAAGAAACGCAATCATTTTGCGTACTTTATCTGAAAGTGCGATGCCTAATTCGCTATTGTCTGCTTCCACTATCGGTTCTGCTTTCTGTCGTGATGCTATCGGTAGGAAGGTTTCAAGGGCTTCAAATATCAAGTTGTCTACCAAAGGGCGTTTCTCCTGATTCTGCGTGAATTGCTGTCCTAACCAGTAGTTTTCATTCTCCGCCTGTTTCTTTTCTATCTCTACTCGATATGGTTCCCATGTTTTAATCCAATCCTTTTTGAGCGAAATAAGCTCATCATCTTTCATGTCGAGCGCAAGCTCGGGAAGAAGCTCGCCAACAACACCCTCTTGTGGTTCAAAATCCTCCGGTACTTTATTCAAGTTCCGAGAGAGTGAGAAGAAGCCGTCTAAAAGTGATGCCATAGAAAAAAGCGAGCAACATCCTATTAGGACATTGCCCGCCGTGCGTTCGGTTAGGGATTACTACACTAGTATACTCTAATTTTCAAGGAGTCAACCATTTTCTTGTGTGTATAACTTAAAACGAAGGAACGTATGTCGGTCTATCTTGGCTAACTGTCCGTTTGAGAAGTGTAATTCAATAGAACCGTTCTCCATGTCAAATACCCCTGCTTCACGCAGGGAACGGTAGATACTTGCTTCGTGTTTAGTCAGCTCTACGCCAATCATGTTCTTCCTGTGGTTTAGGGATAGCAAAAGAAGGTTTCCAGGGCATTGTATCATCAGGTCGTATATGAGGTGATTTAGGAAAGTCTACCATTTCGGGACTGAATATCTTGCCCCCATCATTTCTAAATCTATCCATTCCTACACGCCAGTAGAGAGAGGCGTGTGCAAAGTGGTCCATGCCATTACTCGTTTCCCACCGTGCTTCAGGAGTTCCTAAAGAGTTTAGTTCAGTCACTTTGTAGAGCGTAGCCCAGTGTGATTCAAACTCCGCCCAATCATCCTGTGTCCCTTGGAGGGGGATTTTCTTGTTGGCAAAGTCATCAATCACCATCTGCATCATCCTATTACGGTCAACGATGACGTTTCCTGCTTCTTCGTTTTTACCCCAACGGATAAGTTGAAAAGTTTTTCTGTCTTTCGCGTAATGACAAAGGAAGACCCGACCGGGATACTTTTCACGAAGTCGGCGAGGTTCGGTGAGGTCAGGAAGGGCGTCAATGACGGCAATACTTCTTTCATATTTAGCTAAGAGCTCTTCGATTGTTTTCCACGTCTGGGTGATTCCTGAAAAAAAGATACCGTCTTTGTTCCCGAGGACATAGTGCTTTTTGATACCAGAGTCACATCCGATAACAACCCTTTCTTGATTGTTAATTTCAGATGTACAGTTCCGGTAAATGATGTCGGGAGTGACTTGATTGCCCTCTCCAATGTAGGGGAGTCCGAGTACGAAATTCGCAAAATATTCTGCTGACTTGGTTTCATAGTAGTTGATTATCTCATCCGCTGTTACCCAAGGAGCCATTAAGAGAGAAATCCAATAGCCACTGTATTCCCTATCCTTGTACTTCTTTACCCATCTTCCCACTCGCCGTTCCTCCCGTGATAGTGCCTTATGACAATGCTTACAGATGAATTGTCGACTGGGTATGTCCAGTGATTCTGGGAATGAAAGGTATTGTTCAACTTCGCAACCGCCGCATTTAATAAACCAATGCTTCTGGTCTGAGAGATTCCAATAGCGGGATACGCCGTTACCCTCAACTGAGGGGTTACTGAAGTGCCATTCCCATTTGTATTTGGAGTGTTGGAGGCGCGAGGCGTATGTTTGGATGACTTGTTGCTTCGAGCGGTCTTCTTCGTCGTGGATGTTGAGGTCGGACGAGACCGCGATTGCCGCCCTTTCACCCCATGTACCACGGTAGTAGATGATGTTGTCGCCGACTTGTTTTTGCTCAACCGAGTCTTTGTCCTTGACATAGTTTAATAATACAGGATTTTGGTTGATAATGCGATTTACTTTTCCACCCACGAAGTCCTTCATGTCGCTTGATGAGGGCATGGTGTAAATGATGTCAAGGTGCTTATTCTTAGCAAGCCAAAGTGACTTGAGAATAGCCATTGTTGAAAAGCCTATCTGTGCTGCTTTGTAGCAGACAAGTTTAGGTGATTGGTCTGCGTAGATGTCAAAGAGGAATAGGTGGTCGCGGAAGTCTAACTCATTACCGGCTTCATTCTTGATATGGTTCTCTTGAATCCATGCGTGGATTGAGAGGTCAGAGAGGTTCATATGAATAACTTTGAGCTGTACTGAATGGTGGATTCAAACCACATAAGGTCACCAGTCATAGAACGAATCGAACGTTCCTTCACCCAGTACAGCTCACAACTATCCATTTAGTAACTTAGCTTTTAACTTCTCCTCGTATTCCTGACGTAGTGCTTCCATTCCGTTTGAGTCTACATGTCCTTGCAAATTAAGGTTTACAGATTGTGTTTTCTCTGCTGCATAAGAACCCTTCACCTTGAATACTTCTGAAGCAGCTTTTAGTCTGTGTGCGTTATCAGCTTCGGGATTTAATAAAATATCAGTTACTACACGTTTAGCGTTGTCTTCCGTGAAACCATATTCTTCTAAGGCTTTTTCAACTCCGATAGTATCTATTACTCGCGCAGGGTACAATTTCATACTTTCCCCATATCCACTATTCTCCACGATTTGACCACCATTCAGCGGTTTGTCCAGCGTAGCGTTCTCTATGAGGAGTTTGGCTACTTTCCGTTGTTTTGGAGTGATTCTAGCCATGCAGTATTTCTATTCCCCTGAAGTGGGTGCGGGATTCTTGAGAGTGGAGGAGTGAGCAGTACACATGGTATTCCAGGTCTGAAAGGGGTATGGAGGAGAGGATTTTAGAGAAGATTTTAGTGAGTTGCATATTACCCATATCGTTCTACTTGTCGTTGGATTTCCGTTGGAGGGATTTTGTATTCTTTTTCGATTGACTTAGTGCCGTGGACTTGGACGAAGTGAGGGTTTATTGTGCCGTCTTTCTTTAAGGGTTGAAGGAGGTCTTTGTCATGTCCTCTTCGTTGGTTTCGTACTGATTGGGATACTCCATCAATGATGGCACCAGAGGGCGTGTCTTTGGTTGGTGTTTCTTTGCACTTTCCGCAATAGTTTGAGTCCTCGTCATACCAAGGTTTGGTGTGAATGAGGCTACTACCCCATATACCTGAAACCTTATTTTTCTTGCACCACAGGCACTTCTTCATACTCCTTCATGTCTACCATGCTCATTAGGGGGCCGTCTGGCATGATTTGCGCTCTGATTCCTATCAGGGTGTCAGCTTTGAGCTTTTCCAAGCCTTCTCTAAATTGAGTGAGGCGGGAGTCTATGTCTTTTTGCTTTTCTTCTGGGGTCATTGTGATTGGTTAGTTTTTAATGTTTCAACCCATTGTGAAAGTTCTTCACTTTCCGGCTCGATGATAGCTCCCTTTTCTCTGGGAAAGCTATTCAAGGCACGTTTGATAGGAGAAGTATACCACATTCCAACAGCAATGACGATTGCGGTCAGGGGGATACCCACAAGAACTCCTAGGATAAAAAAAATAAAGTTTAACGATGCCATGCGTATTTTTTAGGCGAAGAACATGCTCGACAATAGTTTCCGTACCGCTCATAGTGTTCTTGAATAGTCAAAACTCCTAGCCATATTTTTTCCTTACAAGAAACGCAACGGTCTTTAATCTGTATTATTTCCATGTTGTTTTGGAGAAAATTTTCTTTCTACCTTACACTTAAAACACGTCGTCTTTCCCCTGCCTGGTTTGAACTTTCTTTCTACTTCTTGACCACAGAATTGACATTTAAGTAACACGATGTAGAACAGCGAAACTTTCCTGGCTGAAAATACCCTCAAGTTCAGTGAGTGCGACGACTGGGACACACCAACAATTAAAGTTGAGGAAGTGCTGAAATTCTGCGTTCTGGTGTACCCATTTCGGTTTGGTTGTTGTGTTCATGGTTCGAGAGCCGGGGGAGTACAAGCGGAAACCTTCGTTAGTTTATAAGCTAATAAAGTTTCACCTCCCCCGAGTTCTCTGGTTGAGAAAGAACTGTCTGTGAGTAGTTTAGCATTCCCATGCGGCGGTCTTCGGAGTTTTCCCCTATTTCTAGGAGGAGGCAGTAGCAGATGTTCATGGTTTCTATTTCTTGGTGAGTAAATGTTTAGGGCAAGCACTTGGATAACCGATTTCTTGCGCCCGCCATTCACACGCATCGCACGGCGGGTCTTGCTGATTTTCCATTAAGTACATCAGGTGTTCCATTTCGGGTGTTGGTCTTTCGTCTTCCATAAGTAACTCTATGTGGGGGTGGTTAAAAGTTCTTCTTGTATCTTTTTCACATCACTTTCTATTCTTTCCAACATTGCGGGGTATCGTTCGCTATAAATCATGGCAATAAGAGCGCAACAGTGAGCAAGTAACAGTTTTGTGTAATCTTTTTCCATACTTCTAATTTATTATTTCAGTGGGGGGCTAGAAAGGAATGTCGTCAGGAGTGATTTCTTCTTCTGGCTGTGGTTCTGGTGCAGATTCTCCTTCAATCTTTACTATCTCAAGTTTTTTTTCTGCGTTTTTTCTTAACTCAAAACCTTCGGGAACCAAGTAAATTATTGTTCTCATTGTATCTCCCACCATGGCATCTACAGGGTGTGCCGTTAAGACGTTATTGCACCAATCTTTAGATTCTTTTCCGAAAGCGCGTACCAGTCCATACACTGTTGCCCAGTTAAGACG